GAGCTGTTGGAGATATCGGTACTCAGAGCATCACGTTTACGTGTAACTCACCAATCGTAATTACTACTAGCTGATAACAAAGAAAAGGGGCTAAACAAATGGCACGACTCAAAATAACAAGGGCTACAGGCGAGGTTAGTGAGCATCAAATCACGCCGCGTATTGAGTACGCCTTTGAAATCTATGCAAAAAAAGGTTTTCACAAAGCCTTTAGAGATGACGAGAAGCAAAGCGACGTGTATTGGTTAGCTTGGGAGTGCCTCAAGGCATCCGGAGTAACTGTACCGATGTTTGGGGCAGAGTTTTTAGATACCTTGGCTAGGGTTGAGGTACTAGACGACGAACCTTTAGCCTAGGGCGCGGCTCTTTAACCTACTTAGTAGCACAGCTATCTATACGGTTACAGGTCGCGCCTCAGGCGATACTCGATCTCGATACAGAGATGTTTAAGATGTTAGTAAAGGTATTAAACGAGCAAGCCGAGGAGGTTAAAAATGTCCGTAACACTAGACGGCGTTAAAGAGACTCTAAAGGCTATGCGTAAAATAGATCCTGAACTATTAAAAGAGATGAACAAAGAGATTAAAGGCGTGATGATCCCCATCCGGGACAAGGCTCGGGGCTATGCGCCGTCTCCAGTACCGGGCAACCTGTATAACTGGAATGAGGGGACTAAGGGCCGAAAGATTACAGCTCGTAACTCGGCCTTTAGAACCCTTAACACCGAAGGCCGAGTACGTATGTTTCCACTATACGATGCAGCTCTAGCTAGTAAAGGCGTGTACTACTCAGCCTCGCCTAGCAAGCGCAACCGTAACGGCTGGTCGTCGATGTATATCGTGGCTAATGCCTCAGCAAGCGGCGCTATTTATGAGACTGCCGGACGTAAAAACCCGGGCGGAGATCCTAAAAGCCGATCTAATAACCCAGGCGCAGGCGCTAACTTTATTAACCGTATGGGGCCTTTGTATGGTGATGGCGCAAGCCGTGGCCGTATGATTTTTAGAGCTTGGTCGGAGGATCAAGGTAAAGCTCAAGCTGCCGTAGTAAGAGCTATCGAAAAAACTATCGCTGGCTTTAATCAGGGCCGTTACGCGAAGGCGGCATAATGGCCAAGTTACCCGATTTATTCGTTAATGCCGTTACTACCTTTGACGGTAAGGCGTTAGCAAAAGGCCAAAAACAAATAAGTGGCTTTGAGAAAAACGTAAAGAATTTAGGCAAGGCTTTTGGGCTTACCTTTTCAGCTGCCGCTCTAGCGCAGTATGGTAAAAACGCCGTTAAGGCTTTTGCAGATCAGCAACTAGAAGTAGCACAATTAACTACAGCTGTACGTAACCTCGGCTTGGCTTTTGCTACTCCGGAAATCGATCGATACATCGATAAGATCGAAGCGGCTACGGGCGTAAATAGAAACTTGCTACAGCCGTCGATGCTTAAGTTACTACAGGTAACAGGCTCAGTAACTAAGAGCCAAGAATTACTCAACCTTGCTATGGATGTATCGGCAGGCACGGGAACCGATTTAGCCAAAACTAGCGAAATATTAAGCCAAGCATACGTAGGCAATTTTAAGGGCTTACGCTCTCTTAACCTAGGCCTTACTCAAGCCGAACTAGCCTCTACAAACTTTGAGGAAGTACAAAAGCGCCTACAGGTATTATTCGCAGGCCAAGCCAAGGTAGCCGCCGATAGCTATGTCGGCTCTATGAATAAACTCGCCATAGCCTCCGAGAACGCTAGCGAAAAGATCGGTAAATCTTTACTTGGCGCTATCACAGCGCTATCAGGCGGCGAGACGATCGACGACACGACTAAAAAGATCGATAAACTTAGCAGCGCTATCGCTGGCCTTATTGATGTAACTATCGGCCTTAAGGCAGGCGAATACCTGCAACAATATTTCGCTTTACAAAGTGGACAGATCGCCGGAGGGTTTGGTAATCGCTCGCTATCGGCTGGCAATCAAGATACACAAAAAGCCGATGCCAAGGCACGAGCCAAGGCCGAAGCCGATGCTGCTAAGCGAGCTAAAGAGTTATTAGCGCTACAAAAAAAATCGGCGATAGCAGAAAAGAATAAGTTATCTCTGTCTAAAGCTGCGGCTGTTTTTGACACTACGCGCGTATCTCTAGCTGCCGCTCTTAAGGCTACATACGACAAAGAGACACGCCTGCGCCTTGAGGCCCTTATGGCCATCGAGGAAGATAACGGCGAATTAGCGTTAAAGAAAATAGGCGAATTAGCCGCGCTGCAAAAGAATGCAGATTTAGCCAAACTAGCAGGCATCAAAGAAATCAGCGATGCCTCGCTCTTAGCGATTAACACTCAGTTACTTAATGAACTTACAGCTATTAATAAATCTAAAATGGCCGAAGCTGATAAAGAGATAGCCCGGGAGGAAGCGTTTAAGAAATATAACGCCGCCATTACTGCCGCTGGCCAGTTAGCAGCTAAAGAGAGTTACAGCGAGCGCGTACAGATCCAACTAACCGAGATAGCGCGCCTTGCCTCTTTAAGTAAGACTACGAGCGCTGCAAATACTGCAACTTTATTACGTGAGTCTGCCGAGTTATCGATGATCGACCGGGTAGCCAAGGCACAAAAGGCGGCCGATGAGGCACGTCTAAAGGCTTTGCAAGATTACATAGCTTTGTTAGGTAAGATAGGTACAGGCGGTAACACCGGAGGGCTTACCTCGAGCGGCGTAGGGTCACTTATTCCTAAGAGTACGGTTATAGATACTGTTGAGAAAATGGCCGAAGCTACTAAAGGACTAAAAAAAGATGTAACTATCTTTGACCTGTTCCCTACTTTAACCGAGGATCAGAAAGGCGATTTAGGCGGATATAGCCCTACGATGAATTACGGCGGCGGATACCCTGCTACATATAATATTAAGATCGAGGCAGGCTTAGGCGATCCTGAGGCTATCGCTCGAGCTGTTGAGGACGTACTTAATCAATCAACTTATAGGGGAACCTCAGTTAATAGAGGCTCCGGAGACTATACGATAGCGTGAGTACTTGGCTCCCAGAGTGGAAAATAATCGTAGGCACGACTGAGTATACAAACGTGCTAAGCGTAAATATGGCAACTGGTCGCGATGACGTCGACCTACAATGTAACGCGGGCTATGCTCGTATGGAGATCGTAAATATAAATAACTCGGCCTTTGATATTGACGTTACCGATAGCCTTACCCTAGAGTTAAAGAATAGCTCCGGTACTTACGTGCCTGTTTTTGGCGGTACGGTATCCGATTTTGGTATTTCGGTACGCTCGCCTGAGGAAGTAGGCTTTATAACAATCGGTAATATTTTAGCCGTAGGATCCTTGGCTAAATTGACTAAAGCCCTGTTCCCGGATGCTTTGCCTAAAACTGAGGATGGCAATCAGATTTTCGACATCCTTAACGAGCTACTTATTAATAGCTGGTTTGAGGTAGCACCGGCTTTACAATGGCAGGACTACGACCCTACGACTACGTGGGCTAACGCTGAAAACGTGGGCCTTGGCGAGATCGACCAGCCGGGCCTCTACGAAATGATTTCTCGCTCAGCTGATCCGTTTAGTAGCTATAACCTATGCGCGCAGATCGCACAAAGCGCGCTCGGTAATATGTATGAGGACAAGGCTGGGCGAGTCTGTTACGCCGATGCCGATCATCGTACGGCTTACTTATCGGCTAACGGCTATACGACTATTTCGGCTAATTACGCTATCCCGTCAAGCGTTAAGTCAATTTTACAGATAGGCAAGATCCGTAACTCGCTCGTATTTAACTATGGTAATAATTACAATAATCAGGCAACTGCTTTAGATGCTGACTCGATCGCTAACTATGGCCGCTATCAGCGCAGCGTAAGCTCTAACCTGCATAACTTAAGCGATGTAAACGATGTAATGGATCGCGAGCTAGGGCTCCGGGCTATCCCACGAGAGCAGCTGCAGGCCATTACTTTCAGACTAGATAACTCAGACTTACCGGATGCTGAGCGAAACAAGCTGATAAATGTATTTTTTGGTGAGCCTATCGTTATTAGCGATTTACCTATCAATATGTTTAACGGATCTTTTAACGGCTTTTTAGAGGGCTTTGCTATTAGAGCTACGCCTCAATTCGTAGACATAACGCTTACCTTAAGCCCTACAGATTTCTCATTGGTCGCGCCACAATGGGACACAGTAAGCCCGCCTAGCCTGATTTGGACAGGTGTAAACGCTACACTTGAGTGGGAAAACGCATTTGGAGGTTTGACATAATGGCAACAGTTACCCCTAATTTTAACTGGCCTGTACCTACATCGACTGACTTAGTCAAAGATGGAGCTACGGCTATTGAGGCACTTGGAGACTCTATCGATGGTTCGTTAGTCGATCTTAAGGGCGGCACTACCGGGCAGGTACTTAGTAAAACCTCCGGTACAGATATGGATTTTACTTGGGTTACTACGGATGATGCTAATGCGATCCAAAATAGTATCGTGGATGCTAAAGGCGATCTGATTTCAGCTACAGCGAACGACACACCGGCCCGCCTAGCAGTAGGCAACAACGGCGAGACACTCGTAGCAGATAGTTCCACTTCAACAGGCTTGCGCTATACGGCAGGTACTCCAATTTCCAATCCTATTATCAACTCAGCAATGCAGGTGTGGCAGCGTACTACTAGTCTTGCTGCGACTACATCACTAGGTAATTATTCTGCCGACAGGTGGATGTGTCGTGTTTCTAGCACAGTGACAAACACTTTTAGCAGACAACTCACATCCGATACAACCAATCTGCCGAATATCCAATACTGTATGCGGATACAAAGAACCGCAGGACAGACAGCCACTCCATTATTGATTTTGGAATACTCACAGGAAACTGTAAACAGTATTCCTTATGCTGGGAAAACAGTAACAATGTCTTTTTACGCTAGAGCAGGTGCAAACTTTTCTGCTTCGGGAAATGCTTTTACTGCCCGATTGAAAACAGGCACAGGTACAGACCAAAACATTGCAAATACTTATACAGGAGAAGCAACAACTATTGACGCTTCGGCTACATTAACAACAACTTGGCAGCGATTTAGTTACACAGGAACAGTCGCTGCAACTGCAACCGAGATGGGCTTGCAATGTTTTTATACTGCTACTGGTACGGCTGGAGCAGCAGATTATATGGAAGTAACTGGTTTTCAGATTGACATTGGAAGCGTGGCATTACCTTTCCGCACTTACGCAGCAACACTCCAAGGAGAATTAGCCGCTTGTCAGCGTTACTACTACCTTGCTGCTTCGGGTTCAGCCAAAGCAATCTGTATGGCAACTTATTACGCGTCAAATGAAGTAGATGGAGTAATTAACTTCCCAGTAAGTATGAGAACTGCACCCACTCTTTCACAAGTAACTGGTACAGATTATTATATTGCTTACAGAAATAGTGGAAATGATACATTTAATTCATTTACTCTTGCTTACGCAACAAATACAGCAGCAAATATTTACAATGGTACAGAGGCAAGTGGAACTGCTGGTCACGGTGCTTTCATAAACACTAATAATGCTTCATCATTTTTAGCGTTTCAAGCGGAATTATAGGAGATACAATGACGATGCACTATAAAATTGTTGAAGTTGAAGGTAAACCATCCACTATTTGGGCTGACCTTGGCGATGGTCAAGTCTTATCTATTCCGATGGATGAGGCAAACTCTGACTATCAGGCATACTTGCTCTGGCTAGAAAACCCTGAAGCGGAACAATCCACACCGAGCGTTACTAATGGAGACTAGCTATAACGGCTACCCGGCATCTAAAGATCCGGAAGCAATTAAGATAAAGTCCTACCTCGTAAAAGGTACGGATCGTAAGCTAAGGTGTGCCGAAAGTGTTGGGCCTCTTTTGGCCGCCTTTGCTGCGGAGTTTCACGAGCTGATTGAGCCGATCGATGAGGGTACGTTTGACGACTGGGCATATGCGTACAGGATGGTAAGAGGCAACCCTACAAAATTATCGTGCCACTCATCCGGGACGGCCATCGATCTAAATGCGACAAAGCATCCACTAGGAAAATACGACACTTTCCCGGCTGAAAAAGTACCTATGATCCGTGCGCTCGCTAAAAAGTACGGCCTCAAGTGGGGCGGCGACTTTAAGAGCAGGCCAGACGATATGCACTTTGAGGTAGAGGTATCAGCTGCAAAAGCTAAAGCGTTAATCTCGAGTTTAGGTTTACAATAAACAAACCCTAAGGGCAG